TTAATCAGTCAATGATCTAACTCATCGCTGCAGTTTCAATCGTCGCAATCCTCGATTGTCTTGATTCCTGGGAAGTACTTGCGTGCTCCCTCGCGTGCTGCCCAGCGAATTTTGATGATGGGGTGGTGGCCATCACCGGTGAATTCAGCATCGACTTTCCCTTGATACCCTTCCAGGTGTCTGGGGTAGTCTTTGTAGCTGCTGGTCTTGTCTCGGATTTCACTGAGGGCTTTCTCAACGTAGAAGTCGCTGATGTCCTCGATGGTTTTCCGGAGCTTGGTGTTTTCATGATGCACGGTTTCGAGTATTTTGCGGTTGAATGTGGCATTTGCTTCTTTTGTATTGGGCATGTCATCGGATCTTCGTCCTTTGAGGTGCTCAAAGTAGTGTGCCATGTCTGTTGCGGTTTTGGGGTTGTTACTTTGTCTTTTACGGTTGGGTTGGGGGGATGAGCGACAGTATCGCCGACCATAGCTGTGATTTTGATTTCACGCTTGTTATTCCAAACAACTGGTATGTCATCCAGTGTTTCAGCGGCATTAATGGCGTCCGAGCGTTCACTGACTTCACTTGTAGTCATATTCAAATCATTTGCGACTGATTGTTGTATGATTTCAGAGTCCTCAGGATACTGGGGCCATGCCATGGATTGTCGGTAGCTTTCACTGTTGTTTACTCCCTTCAATGTCGTTATCCCATGTTGAGCTGCAATTTCCACCACTTTAAGACACCACTCTCGAATTAATGGTGTTCTGCTATCCGTTGTCAAGTACCCTATAGCACGATTGTAAGCGGCTTGAATTGCACTTATACCACTGGAAGCGGTCAAATGCAACTTAGGTAGTGTCCTCTTAACGCATTGATAGCTTGATAAGCAAGTCTCAGGGAAAGGGAACACTCTTGACAAGAAGGTGGTTCGGGTATTTCGTGGATTTACTTGGGATTTTACAGTTAGGCCGAGATCTTTGACGACCTGGGCGAGTGCTTCCACAAATCCTGGTACGACCTGTGTTACGCCATCATCCCCTGCATATATTCCTAGCATCATCCATGCCCGTTGCGGTGCCAACCCGGCCTTTCTATAGGCGCAGTAATTGACAAAGGCGTTGATCATGGTATTGGCATCAGTGGTGATTGGTGAGCCTGATCGGGTGCCATTACCGGCTTTATATCGCATGCCATTTTGTGTAGTAGCAAATTGTTTAAAAACCTCAGAATAATGTTTGAGGAGCACGGGTACCTCACCAAAGGTGAACCATGCGGCATAAATGCCTTTAGCTACATCCTGGAGCCATTCAGAAATGGTTCCATCAAACCTGGAGTAATCGGTCTCGACTACAGGTTTTCTACACAATTTGGCTAGTCTCTGTGCGATTGTGATAGGTTCTTGTCCTGGCCCGTACCAGGGCATACGTTTCAGTACTGCCTCTTTAAATGCATAAGTAAATCTTGACATGCCAATCGTCAAAGCGACTAGACATGTGGAAATTATGCGAGGGTCTGATACGTTCCCGTAAGGTTCCGCTTTAATGAATGTCTGTATCTTGTTTTTCCCCCCTAATCCAAGTAGATGTAGTGCCTGTTGGGTTCGGCTCTTCTGTGTGGATCGTTGCTGGCGAGATTCGACTTCATCAATTGTAAGCGGTGTTCCTGTGCCTCGTATGTTCGCTGGCACCATGCGGTCGGTGAACTCATTCTTGTACTGCTCATATTCAGCTGGTGGGATCGTCTTGTTCATCACATCGGTTACGCGGCCTTTTACAGCCACCTCATCGGTGTCCAGGCAACGCCTGGCAAAGAGAGCCGGTTCGGCTACTAATGGACTACTGACTGCACGCCCAGTGTCTTTATCGTCTCCTAACGGTAAGCTAGCAAGTGGGCGGTAGGATGTGATTAAGGCATTTGTTTTTATCACATTGGGCCTGTACTCAAGTTGAGCTCCCGAGACAGTCAATATCTCGTAGAGCAATGCTGCCTCAATCTTTGCAGATCTTGGGAAGGCATCTTGAATATAAACCTCTATATCGCCAACAGTAAAAGCAGTTGTTTTTGCTTTAATTCTTGCTAACAAGGCCTGAAATAGCCGGGCTGGTAGCTCGACCGATTCACGCCGTCCGTTGATAGCTAAAGAGAGCATTCCGGAAATGGGTTCATAAACGGAGATTATACCATTCTGTAAATATTTACGCCTGCTAATAGGTTTGCAGTCAGGCATTGTTTTTGCCAAAACTGCTGGAATCCTAAAGCTAGGAAAGAGGCCTACAACCCTATGGCTGGTGCCTGAGTCGCTGACCACTTTTTGTTCAATGTCAAAGATAACTGTGTCGCCTGCAT